AAGTACCTGCTAAGAAAAAGACAGCTAAGTAATTGATTTAACTGAATATATTGTATTATAATGTCACTAAGTGCCTCTCTCTGAGACAACACAGTGATTTAAACACGGAGAAACTATGGCTATAATAACGACACGCTTAAGTAAAGGCTCGGCTCTTACTCATAATGAGCTAGACGCTAACTTTACTAACCTTAATACTGATAAGGCTGAGATAGCTAGTCCTACTTTCACAGGCGCACCGTTATCTACAACTCCTAATGTAGATGATAATACCACTAAGATTGCTACTACTGCTTTTGTAGATACATCATTTGCTAAGAAGGCTAGTCCTACACTAACAAGCGCTACCTTAACTGATACTACCTTAACCGACACAACGATGGCAGGAAGTACAGCTACTGGAGATATTACAGCTACTGGAGATATTACAGCTACTAATTTCACAGGTAATGGCTCATCTTTAACAAATATTCTACCAGCTCGTACCTTATTACTTGATGAAGTAAGCACAGTCGGACTTACCGTTCATACGGTATCTCACTCTCTCAATGTTTTACCTATCTGTCAAAGCTTTATAACTTGTACAACAGCTGACGTAGGCTACGCACTAGGTGATAAGCTTCTAATCAATCTAGGTGAAAACGCAGTCTCTAACGCATCATACGGACAGATGGTAGTTATATCAGACACAGAAGTAGTTGTTAAAATAGGAACTTATGGAAGGTGGCACGTAGTTAATAAGAGTGATGGTTCAGTTGACCTCACTACAGCAGGTAGGTGGTCATTTAGTCTTCTAATACTATAAAGGTTTTCGATTATGACATATAAAGAATTAATCAATGAAGTCTTGATTAGACTACGAGAGGACATAATAGTAGATGATAGCTGGGATGTAGCTATTAACCTCCAAGATGAATCTAGGGTTTCTGATTATCAGAAGATGATAGGTGCTTTAGTTAATGATGCTAAACGTAATGTAGAAAGCTACCATGATTGGTTGAATCTTAGAGAGTCTGTAGCGGTTACAACTGTAGCTAGTACCAAGGAATACAATCTAAATTCAGGTCAAGAGATTAAAATAGTAGATGTCACTAATCAATCAAATGGTAACAAACTTGCTCAAGTAAGCCGTCAGTATATGAACTCATTAAAGTATCCAACAGAGGCTACTGGTGAGCCTCAATACTATGCTTTTAACGGTACTGATTCTTATAATAACTTAAAGATAGAAGTATCTCCTGTACCTACGGAAGCTCAAATACTAACATTTGACATTGTTAAATCTCAAGATACCTTAACACTATCGGGTGATGTTCTAAGCGTGCCAGAGCAACCTGTCCTATTAGGTGCTTGGATGAGAGCTATTGCCGAGCGAGGTGAAGACGGTGGTTCACAAACAAGTGTAGTAGCACAAGAGTTTAAAGAAGCTATTAATCAGGCTATTATAAGAGATAGTGGTAATACTCAATACGAAACCGATTGGTACACTAACTGATGGCTAACAACCTTACATACCTACCCCTAGATAACATTGGTATTAATGGTCTTAATACTCAATCTAACCCCACGTCATTAGCACCTAGTTGGTTAATTAAAGCTGACAATATTGCTTTTAAAGAATCAGGTAGAATTACATTTAGGAACGGATTTGTACAACAGGTACTCCCTACTACGGCTGTTATTGGGTCTTTACTAGAGCATAAAGATGGTGGTTCTTATAAGATATTCGCAGGTGTTGGTCAGTATATTTATACAGTTGATTTAACTTCGGCAGCAGATGCCTTCCCAGAGACGACTAAGTTTGATGGAGGTGTAGCTTCTGACTGGCAGTTTATTAATTTCAATAAACAAGCTTTTGGCTTCCAAGAAGCACACGATGTTTCTAATTACGATGGTAGTGATACGACTAAGTGGGCTAAGTTAAAGGATAGAACTGGTAATATTATGCCATCTGATATTACTTCATTTGACCCTAGTTGTGGTACTGGCTACTACGGAAGGTTATGGGTGGGTGGTATTACAGAAGAGAAGGATGTTGTCCATTACTCTGATACCTTGATACCTACTACTTGGTATAACAATACTTCAGTTACTACTATTGCTGAGGATACTAATTACATTATTGACTCAGTTAATGTTGAGGCTGTGACTGCTGTTACTTCTGGCATTGGTTACAAGATTAAATCATTTAAAGAGTTAGACCCAACTGACGGCATAACTGCGTCAACCTCTTATAAGATTATCTCTGACAATAGAACTGTTATTGATGACACGTTACTAGATGGTATTTACTACGAGATAGGCGGTATTAAGGTTGTAGACTGGAGTAGTGTAGGAGGCTCGTCTACGGCTAAAGTTGGTGATGTATTTAAGTGTTCGACTGCTACCGACATATCTACCTTAGGTGCTGTACGTCTTACGTGGTTAAATTTAGGTGGGAAGAATGATTCCATAATAGGAGATAGCTTTACCGCCTCTGATACTAATACAGACATTAGTGCCTACGGTACTGTAAGATTAAATAATTGGTCTGCTTTAGGAGGCTCTGCTAACACTGAGCTAAACGATTTGTTTGCTGCAACATCGACTAGTGAAGATATATCTAACTATGGTGAAGTTGAATTAGACTGGCAAGAAATAGGTGGACCAGAGATTGCTAATGTTAATGATGCTTTCAAAGCCACAGTTACAAATAGTGATATTTCGGCTTATGGTGCGGTTGTTCCTAATTATGGATTAGCTGGTTATATTGATTTAAAAGGTGTTTGGGGTACTGACGAGATTGTTGCCATTGCACCTTTCTACGGTAAGTTAGTCATCTTTGGAAAGCACAACATCGCTATTTATAATAAACCTGATGACCCTTCTAATATGGAATTAGATGAAGTTATTAGGGGTATTGGTTGTGTTTCAAGAGACTCAGTACAACAGGTAGCTGATGATTTATTCTTCTTATCTGATACTGGTTTAAGGTCACTGAATCGTACTACTGAGTTGGATAAAGTTCCATTGACTGATATGTCGGTTACTATCAGAGATAATATTATTCGTGATACTAAGTCTTCAGCTAACATTAAAGGTGCGTATATTGATGAGGAAGGTCTTTATGTTTTATCCTTTATAGATATTGATATTGTCTATGTATTTGATATGAGACAATTAACCCCTGCAAAAACACCAAGAGTCACAACCTGGAACTTTAAGAAAAGTAGTTTTAATATCACGGCTTTGCTTAACTCAGAGTCACATGACTTTTTAGTTGGTCAACAAGGTGGTAGTATTGCTAAGTATGAGGGATTCTCTGACAAAGAGTTGACAAGTGCAACACCGACATTATCTTATGATGATAACCAAGCTTACACTGGTGTATTCCAAACAACATGGATTGACTTGGGTGAGGGAGTTACAGCTGCCCTTCTAAAGAAACTAAAGGCGGTTATTGGTGGTGGTAGTGATACTAATATGTCTGTTAAGTGGGATAGAGACTTTGGAGTTTCCTCTACTAACGCATTAACAACAAAACTATCACCCCCAGGTACGGACTTTTTATACAACGTAGCTAAATATAGCTGCAATAATGACAATATAGATAACCCAGGTGCTTTAGGCTTTGATTACACTAGTGGAGATATGTGTGTCTATGAAGATGATGGTCTTGCTTATGTCAAATATGTAGAAGAAGTTGACCCTGGTGACGGTGAACCTTTATATGTGGAGAACACTATAACATCAGGCTCTCCTATAGCCACAAGAAACGCAGGCTCTAACTTTTACTTTTGTCACCCACTATCTGCTGCCCCTACTACCTGTGAAGTTATCGCCTCAGAGTACGCTGGTGTTAAAGGTCTTAAAGAGTACAACATACCTTTATCCAAGTCAGCAAAATATGTACAATTTACGTTTACTGCTGAGACAGCAGGTGCTTCTACTGTATTACAAGATTTAACACTATTATTTAAGAGAGGAAAAATACGATGAGTTATATAATTCAGAACGACTGGTTAAGAAAAGATGTGCTTGATTCCGAATCAGCAGGAAAGGTAATTTCAGGCTCTCACTTCTATAATGACTTTGTAGCTATTCAGAATGAATTTGTTAAGAAAGCAGAGAAAGCAGGTAGTGCAACTCAAACCTTTCAAGCCTTAACGCCAGATGCGGGTGAGAATGATAATAAAGTTGCAACCACTGAGTATGTAACAAGGGCTGTAGAAGTCGTAAACGTGGCTATAACAGAAATTGATTTGTCAGCTGTCTATCCTATAGACTCTATATTCACCACTGTTGCTAATTATGCTGATTCAGCTGCTGTTGTTACAGCAATAGGTGGAACGACTTGGGTGTCTTTCGGTGCTGGTAAGGTGCTAGTAGGTGTAGATTCAACAGATACAGACTTTGATATAGTAGACTCTAGTGTAGGTTCGTTAGGTGGTGGTGGTAGTAAGACTCATACACTGCTTGAAGCAGAGATGCCATCTCACTCACATTCCGTTCTTAGAGGTAATACTGCTAACACTGGTCAAACAACATACCTATCTTATTATGGAGCTAATAGTGCTGGCAATCCAACTTCTTGGGAGAATGGTACTGGTAATTCAGGCGGTGATGTTAATGATGACACAACACCTCATAATAATATCCAACCTTACCTTACTGTATATTTCTGGAGGAGAACAGCATAATGGATACTTCAAACAACCTTCCTTTCATGCAAAACCAAGGTGCAATGGGTAACATTCCTGAGTGGATGATTCCTTACTATCAACAACAAGGCGGTTTTCGTCAACCTCAACCTCAACTACAACCTAATCAAGCGTATCCAGGTATGTTTTCAAGCTCTGATGATAACAATGAGTATAACAAAGCTGGTTGGGCTTATGACACGCCTAAGTTTGATTGGGGATTCTGGGGAATGGAAGAGCCTAGTGGCAATATATTTGGAGACTGGTCACCCTCAAAGTGGGATGCGTTAAGCATTTTCAACCCACTCTTTAATCTTGGCAATTTTATTGGTGACAACTCAAATTTACAAGGTGGTATGTTTGGTGGTACAGGTAATCATACTGACTGGTGGGGTAATAATAACGACTGGGGTACAGGTCCTAGTGGTTACACTGATGTAGGTGGCTACAGCTATGACACTTACTCAGGTATGGGTGTTGGTGGTTCAGATGTAGGTTCAGAAAGCCCTGGTGGTACAGGAGCTGGGTCAATGGATTCTAGTGGTGGAAGTTATAGTGCTGACGATGCAGGTGATGCCGCAGCAGAAAGTGATTGGACATAAGGAGAATATTATGAGTGCATTTAATTTATGGGGAGCAGCATTAGGTTATCTAGGTAACCGTAAAGCATCAAAACAACAATCAAGAGATGCAAAAGCAGCAGCAGACAGAGCGTATGAGCAATCATTACCTTGGTCAACTTCAGGAATGTTTGGTTCAGCGCAGTTTAACCCTGAGACACGGCAAGCTACTGCTTTACTTTCACCAGAGATGCAAGCTCAATATGCACAGTATATGCAAAGGGCGGCTCTTACAGGTGAGGAAATTGATAAGTTTGGCTCTGACCCTTATGAGATGCAACAGCAGCTGTATGAGCAACAGCAAGCTCTGTTTGCTCCTGTGGATAGACAAAGTGTACTAGGATTAGAAGCTAGACAAGAAGCTCAAGGCAGAGGCGGAACTAGAGGTGGTGCTGGTGAGATGCAAGGTATGTTACAAGCTCTGCAACAGAAAGACCTAGCTAGACAAGTACAATCATTCGACCAAGCTCAGAACTACTTAACTAATCTTAGAGGTAGACAGCAAAGTGATATAGGTCAAGCTATTACTATGGGTGCTTTACCTGAGAGTTATCTTAATATTGGTAGAGGTATTGGCTCTGGTATGTCTGGAGCTGCCCAAACAGGAGCTAGCTTAATGAATGCTGCTGCGAAGAATAGTGCAGATACAACAAGTGCTTTCTGGACACAACTAGGACAGACAGTTGGTAGTTATGGTAGCACCCCATACCAAGATAGACAGGATGCTTTTAATAAATCTGGTCTGTCAGCAGCAGACTTTGGAAACATACATAGGAGCTCGTAATGGCTACAAAATCATTGTTTGGTAATATATTTGATGTAGATACCGATATTCAATCTTCAAGAGAAAAGAGCGCATTAAACTTAGCACAATTAGCCCCAGGAAGAGTACAAGTAGCTGGTGCTGGCATGGCTGGCGGTATGCTAGGTGGTGGTGTTATGGAGGGGTTGGGTTATCAAAATCCTG